AGAAGGGTGGTTTCTCCTTCGGTTTCTCTGTAGTGGCCTCTTTCGAAGTTGAGAATGGAAAGGTGCGCATCGTATCCCTTCGTTCGCAACCTATCGGTGTAGAGGCTCCAGGTGACGTTTCGGCGTTCACTGAGGGTTCAGCGGGTAAAGAGTTTATCGAGTATCAACTCGTTAAGGAAGCTGCTGCGCCTACCAGAAGTGAGTTTGATTCCGCAAAAAATAAGTTGGAGTAATTGTAATGTTAAGCATCAATGACGTTACCAAGATTGATGAAAAGAGAAAACAAATAAAAAAGGAAATTTACTTGAAAATATATGAACAGTTTTCTTCTAAAATTAAACAGTCGGTAGAGCTAGGACATAAACAAATATTTCTCACAATTCCTGCGTTCTTACTTGGTTACCCAGTCTTTGACAGAAGACTTGCAGCCAAGTATGTTGCTCGACAATTTCAATTGGGTGGTTTCACTGTCAAACTTTTGAGTGATCACGACATATATATTTCGTGGGTCACGCCGAAAAAGAAAAAGGAACGGAGTGAAGAGTCCGACGAAGCTGATTTTCCAAATCTCATGAATCTCAAAAAGATTGCTAATCAGTACAGGAGAGGTGCGTAGAAACTACGAAATTAATTGTAACATAAAATATTAACATCAGGATGCTTAAAAAAAAGTGTACCAAGTGTGAATCAACGCAACCCATTGATATGTTCAAACCAAAAAATAAGAACGACATCTCAAAAAGATGTTCTTGGTGTAAAACGTGTATGAATGAGTATGCGAAACTTTATAGACAAAAGCTTAATTATCAGGTCAGTGTCACCGAAAAAAGGTGCTTTCGTTGTCACGAGACTAAATCATATACAGAATTTTCAGTGTGTAGTAAAGATACGACAGGGCTGACATCTTTGTGTAAATCTTGTACAAAAGATAATAGACGTATTTTCATGAAAGATGTCCGAAATTTTTTGATACAAAAAAGATCAGATGCAAAAAAAAGATGTAACAAAAATAAAAAAATTCAGTTTGATATTTCAGTTGAAGACTGGATTAATCAATATGAAAAACAAAAAGGTATATGCGCATTAACAGGAATAACCATGACATGGGAATATAGTTCAAACGAAAATAACGATTTCTATTCATCTGTGAAATATCCGTATAATATTTCTCCGGATAGAATTGACAGTAATAAAGGATACACCAAAGATAATCTACAATTTATTTGTAATAGAGTAAATGCGATGAAAAATAATATGAACACAGAAGAACTATTCGATTTTTGTAAGAAAATTGTGGAACACATGCGTGAGACTTAAAGTTTATTTTTGTGTAGATATTATAAAATGTCGGAAAATCTGAATGTGTTATGTGAAGCCAAGAAGGAGTATCTCGGCCAGATGAACCTTATTATGTGTCCACCTATGATTGAGGTTTTTCATGAAATGTACAATGAAGCTGTTAAAACATCCAAGGGAAAGCAGGTTCTCATCATGTTCCAAAAGCTTTTGAAGGAGGTTCCCAATTGGTCAAATGCCATGTCTAAGCGTCATGCTGATAATATTACTGATAGGTGTTCGTGGTTTGGTGATCTTCTCGCGGCTGTTTTTGTAGCCTGCACAAAGATTCTTTCCGCAGTTCGCCTCAAAGCCGATAATAAGAAGATTTCTCTCAAACTCCCAACCGAGGAAGTTTTCATACAAACCTGTTATAATAATGCCGCGAGGGATCTCTATCGCGACCCCTACATTTTCCATGAAGAGCAGAGTGAATACGCACGGGATGAAAATCTCACCACACGCTTTTCTCTATGCATTGAGAATACAGTAAAGGAGTTGATTCCTGTGCAACAGATTTTACAGACATACATGTCCCAAGAGACGCGTGATATTTCCCTCGATGGTGAGATTCACGACAGCGCCGACCCCGATGTTCTCGATGAACCCATGGGAGAGACTGAACCCGAGCCAGAGATGATGCCTACAGAGGAAGCTCCTATGGAGGAACCTCCTATGGATATGATGGAACCCCAACCTACAGGTCTTGAGAATGAATTTAAGACTGTTCCCGGTGTTCAGGACCCCGCACCACCTATGCCTAGTTCTCCGGAGGCTCCAGAGGCTCCAGAGGCTCCACAGGTTCCTCAGGCTCCAATGGGAGATGCCGATGACGATGTTTTATTTGGTGATGCACCAGAGCAGCGTACAAAAAATCCTAGGTATTATTAAATGGAACTCTCCGATTATTTACGCGACCCAGTGAGTGCCGCTCTAGTTGCAGCTGGTTTAACTGCGGCTTATATTCATCTCAAGGCATATCTGAACAATGAGGGTAAGCTCGAGTTGAACAAATATACCAAACCCGCTGTGCTAAACGCTATTCTCGTCTTTTTTATCGTTTCGGGTGGTATAGGTAAAAAGGAGGCTATTTCTAGCGAGCCTTTCTAAACTTAAAGATTAGACCAATAGAATAAGAAAATGGCGTCCGTATCCGCTTTCAATGATATGATGAGTCAATTTCTTGTGGAATTGCACAAGACTTTTCCAGATGAAAAAGGCATTAAGAAGATGCTCACTTCCTTCGACATGTTGAAGTCCACCAATCCCCGCCTTGTCGTGGATGGTTTCATGAACGGTGTAACCCCTTACGCCGCAAAGATTTCTGCGAAGGATGAGACATTTCTTCTCGACGAAGTTGAGAATATTGAATTTCTCAAGGAGCTTGACATCAAGCGGTACTGGTCTAAGATGACTCCCAATACCAAAAATGCTACTTGGCAGTATCTCCAGACCCTCTATATGCTTGGCACCACGATTACAGCCCTCCCCGATGACACTCTCTCTCAGATTGAGAAGATTGCGAAGGGAGTTGCCGACCAGATGCAAGATGGTGATGGTCAGTTCGACCAAGAGGCTCTCATGAAGATGATGAGTGGCATGCTTGGTAGTCTCCCTAAAAAATAAACCTCTACATATACTAAATGAAGGCTTGGTTTGATGATCCTCAGCAGCTCGTACGGGCTGACCAGGTTACTCAGTTCTGGCCCACGAGTGAGCAGACTCCAGAAGACCGAGTAAACGCGGCTTCTCGTTTTATCATATATGTATGCACCATACTCTATCTCATTCGTCGTGACCCTCGTATATTCGTATTGGGTGCGACGGTTTTAGCCGTCGTCTTTGTTCTTTATAAGTCAAAGATGGTCAGGGAAACATATGGTGGTTCCGTGGAGGGTGTGAGCTGCCAGATGCCTACATCTGACAACCCCATGGGTAATGTTCTCATTACTGATTTCACAGACGCACCAAATAGGCTCGAGGCGTGTTACTACCCCACAGTAAAACCATTCGTCAATGCTTACACGAGTGATCGTATTCCCTATGATAGTGGGCGTTCTCGCACTTCTATGCCTAGATATCTTCGCAACGCTATGGAGCGACAGTTTGTTTCTAATCCCGTAACCAAAATCCCAGGAGACCAAACAGCTTTCGCCGAGTGGCTCTATGGACCCAAAAACGGCCCCATGTGTAAGAGTGACACTCGATTCTGCAATCCCAACGCACGCGGTGTTCAGCTCGAAGCGTTCTCAGGTCTGGGTAGTGATGGTGACAAGCGTTCCGGTATGCACGGCGGAACTGTTAGGTAGATAAATATTCTTATGTAATAATAAATGGCATATCAGCTTCAACCTGGACTTTCCATTGTTCAAAATGCGGGTGCCCTTCCTTCTGTGAAGGCGACTGAAGAAATTTTTGTGTACCCCCAGCCCAGTAATCTCAACTGCGGTAGTTGCCGTCCCAACACCATGCTGTACGGCACCGCCCCTTACATGGCTGGCAAGGGTTCTCCAGCGCAATACATAGATACGAGCGATCAACTTCGTCCCCAATCTACTTCTCGCTTTAACAAGCATCTCGTTCAAACGTATGAACGTAATCTCTTCCCTCTCACCAATATGGAGTGTAAGGTTCCCCTTCGTACTCTCAAGTACGAACCTGCGAGCACTCGCGCCGACCTTCAGAATGGTATGTTTGAGCAGAGGTATCTTAATAAAAATGTTAATAAGAAGTAAGAATGGCTGATCCCGTATCACTCATGGCTGTTGCAGGTCTTGTATTCGCTGGGAGGAACTTGAGCACTAAATCTGAACCTCCTAAGGTTAGTGAGGCACCCCCGCCACCACCAACAGTGAAAATTCCAGAAAATGATTTTGAACCCCCCGTTGAGGTTCCGCATAAGAGGGAGATGGAGAGTTTTGCCGATATTGGTCGTCAACAGCGTAGCGGTGGTCAGGAAATCCTTACTATGCGCAATCGTATGTATGATCAGGGTCGCATGAACAATCTTTCTCCCATTGAGAAACAACTCGTAGGTCCAGGTTTAGGTGTTGGTGCTCACGTTCCAGCCGTCGGTGGTTTTCAACAGACATTTAGGGTGAATCCTGTCAACGTAGGTGAATATCGTTTAACTACTCTCCCAGGACGCACTGGACCTGCTCACGACATCACTGGTGGTCGTTCTGCGAAGGTTGGTGAGCTTACCCACAACAAACCAGAAACTACCGCTTTCCTTCCCTCTAGGCGCCCTACCATGGCTGGCCGCGCGCAAGGTATGTCCGGTGTGGTTCCTCGTAACGAGCATGAGAGGACCAAGCGTACCACAAATCGTTCTGAGACTGGTCACCGCGCGGATGGTTTGGGCTTCAACGGTGCGAAGCGGTTCGTGTCTGCCCAGACTCTCACTCAGGACCCCACGAGGTTCAAGAGTGACCGTAACGATGAACAATACACATACGTAAATCGCCCAGCTCCAGGTATTCATAGTCATCACGGCGCCTATACCAATAGCGCCGCCGTTCAGGTGGCTAATAGAACGAATGAGGAACTCATGAAGTATGGATTTAGACCTGAGGACCGCCGTGGAAAGTCAAACCGGATGGGCAATCCTGGTCGTATGAATGTACGTGAGAGTGCTCTCAAACAGGGTGGTCGTCTTACAGCTGTTCGTGCAGATACTACGCGCATCGATGGTCGTATGAACGCCGCCAATGGTGGTTGGACGCAGCAGTATCAGCAAAAACCTTTCCATCAGTTCAATGCCTACAAGGGTAATGCGAACCCATACACATCGGATCTGGACGTCGCCAAGAGGCAACTCCAGAATAACCCTCTCGCACATTCCCTCTCTCACTAAATATTTACATGAGATAGACAAAAACAATCATTAAAATATTGTGCCTATATTTTAATGAAGGTTCACACCCTTAACATAGATAGTAGTGAGAGGGATACTAACGTATATCCTTACGCTAATAGTTATGTTGTAACATTGGACAACCCTATCTATGACATCTCTAATATAAAATTGGTGTCTGCTCGTATTCCTACACCACAGTTGTTGACGTGTGCTACAAACAAAACCTTCAGTGTAGACGGCACTGATATTACTCTCGATGAAACAAATTATTCGAATGGTTTCGTTCTAGCACAAGATTTAGAAGTTAAACTTGATCCGCCTGTGTCTAATATTAGTTCTGTCGTGTTCGACTCTGACACGAACGCTCTCACATTTTCCAATATTGGTACGACCAATGCATTCACTATGGAGTTTTATACAGGGACAAATGGTTATTTAAGTAATACATCTTCAGTGACGACACCGCATCAGCTTATTGGTTTTAATTCGAATGATCACGTTTCATCCGAAGGTGTATTAGTATCAGGCGCAATCAATTTAAGTGGTCCCAATTCTTTGATTCTCAGATTGACGACAGGTTCA